AGTTCTCGTGGATACAACACGACTACCCACTGATTGACAAAAGAATAACAAGACAAGATTGTTTAGATTGGTGCGCCGACAAAGGGTATGCCCTACCCCCACGCTCTGCCTGTATTGGATGCCCATTCAAGAACGCCGATGAATGGAGAGCGTTATCCGAGATGCCGGAAGAATGGGCAGATGCCGTAGAATTTGACGAAGCAATACGGACAGTCCCACATTTAGTAGCTCGTTATCGAGGAACACCATTTCTTCATTCGTCACGGGTGGAACTAAGAAACGCCGACTTACGAACGAACAAAGAAAAAGGTATTGTCACACTGTTTGACCAAGAGTGCGAAGGAATGTGTGGCGTATAATGCGTGTACTTTCACTGTTTACAGGGGTCGGTGGGTTTGATATGGGGCTAGAAGCCGCAGGGATGACAACAATATTCCAATGCGAGATAGATAAAAACTGTCGACAAACATTGGATTACCACTGGCCCGACATACCCAAATGGGATGACGTATCCACACTCACAGGTCAATACATACTTGACCACTGTGACGGTGTAGATGTAGTCGCGTGGGGTTCACCCTGCCAAGACCTGTCAGTAGCAGGCAAACGAGCAGGTCTAACCGGAGAACGGTCAGGTTTGTTTCATCAAGGAATCAGAATCATAAAAGAATTGAGAGAGTTATCTAATGGAAAGTATCCAACCTGGTCTATTTGGGAGAACGTCGCAGGAGCCTTATCTTCCAATAATGGTGCCGACTTCGGGGAAGTCCTCTACGAAATGGATGAAGCAGGGGCGTGTTTCTCGGAGTGGTCAATGCTGGATGCACAATACTTCGGAATCCCCCAAAGGCGTAGACGAGTGTTCGTCATCTCTTGCTTTGATTCTTCAATCGCCAGCAGATGTCCAGAGCAAATACTTGTTGTCGGCGAAGGCCGCGGAGGGGATTCTTCGAAGGGCAAACCGAAGGGGCAAGGTGCTACCAGCACGGTTACAGAAAGCATTGGAACAAGTAGTGAACTTGGCAGTGGAGAACCCGTAGCTAATTGTATTTCAGCATCTTTGTATCATCACGGTACGGTTGTAAATCAGGATGCAAACAATGGTCACGTTGTCATACAACAACCAATTATTTTTAGCCACACCCAAGGGTTAGACGCACAACCATCCGAAATACATTCACCCACGCTACGCACAGAAGGTGCAGGTATGGCAGTAGCTATCCCATTCACCCCATCTAGTCACGCTGGATACTCCGACGGTATAGGCACATTACGTGCCAACGGTGGAGATTTGGGGGGGGGCAGCGAAACATTGTTGGTTCACTCCAAGCCAGAGACTATAAAGGTGTCGGGAACCAATACGTGATGGAGAACAAACTTGTGGTACAGCAAACGCCGCCGAGCGCAAAATGACCAAGATTTTGAAACTTGGATTTTGGGGGGGGTGTGTCCTACATTGAACGCATTTGACAACACCGGAGACAGCAGAGCAACCGTGCTAATCATTGACGGTAGACGCGTAGATGATGTGCGTGTAACAACAGAACCCGTTTACACATTGGAGGCTCGTATGGGAACAGGTGGGAACAACGTACCAATCATCGCTGTGGATGAAACTATTTTATTTGATGCTGACCGTCGTGTTGGTGCGCGTGTTTTTGAAGATGGAATTGCGCCGACTCTGATGGCGTTTATGGGAACAGGTGGGAACAACGTGCCTTTCGTAGCACAAAACAATGAAGAATCAGTATTGGCTTTTGATGGTTACAACCAGTCCGTCACAGAAGACATTTATCGAGCGTTACGCATCGGCATAGACAGTGGCGACCATATTCAAATACCAATAGAAGGAGAAACAATGCAGGTACGCAGGCTTACACCAGTCGAATGTGAACGCCTAATGGGATGGCCCGACAACCACACCCTGCCCCGTTCAGACGGCAAACAAAACCCCGACACCACCCGATACAAAATGTGCGGCAACGGAGTAGCCAGTCCGGTAGCACAATGGATAGGTCAAAACCTTATGGAGATAATGGGTGGCCAATGAACTATGGCCATACACCAGTGCCGACCCATTCTGTACGCACTGTGGCACCGTGCCACGCGCACTAACAAACTGGCCACAAAAAATACACGACACCTGCCCCTGTATCTGCCACCAAAACAAAACAACCAAAGCAATAGCAGCAGCACCAAAACGAAAAGGCAAAACCAAACGTGGGTAGTTCACTACACTGGCAAGACCAAGGAAAATGTATAGGCAAACCAACCGACTACTTTTTCCCACCCGACGGCACGGCCACAAAAGAAGACACGCTATACCTATACGGCAAAGCATTATGTTGTTCGTGTCCGGTGCAGCAACAATGCCTCGACTACGCAATGAGCTGTGAGCAAGGGGAACGCTGGCGATACGGCCTATGGGGTGGTAAAACGCCACACGAACGATGGATACACCACCCAACCTGGGTAAGTAGCCAAAAACAGTAGCCCTATCTCAACCGTAGGAAGGGGATACAACGGGAAATAGGGCTACCAACTACAACGGTATCACACGTATAGCGGCGTACCGTGGGTAGTAAACGTCAAGCAAAAACTGTTGCGCCGTAAGCAGAGCGACACGTTCAGTAGTAAATGTTAGGGCGTAGGCCGCATCTCGATGCCAATGGTCACGGTCCGTGCCACGCCAATAACGCATCACATTTCCGGTGGCATCAGATAGTTCTACTATCGCCCATCGTTCAAGGGTAAGGGGTGGGGTGTATGGGGTGACAGACCGTAATGCCCGACGAAAGGAATACCATCGCCGGACATCACGTGTCACGCCTTCTGCTAGAACCCTCCAAGGAGGGGTAGTCACAATTCAGGTGGCCAAGTAGCGAGCAGCAATGCCCTGGTGGGGCGTGTCATACCGTCAGGGGTTATCTGTGACGGTTCGACCCTTGCTAGTTCTGCCTTGTCGTGGTCTACCCCAAGGAGGAACGTGCGGCACCATACATACGCGAACGTAGGGATAGGGTGGCCGTCGGGTTCGGTTGAGAACAACACGGTGCCGATACTGTCACCATTCCGGAACATTCTTAGTTCATAAAGGTGGTTCATACCGTGACCCCACTAGCAATGCTGCGCATAAAAGCGGCAACGGCCTTGGCTACGCCCTTATCAGGGGTGTAATCCCAACCCCACGAACCATCGTCGTATTGGATAGCCGACTGAGAACGTCGCCACCGGCAACGGTGGTTAGATACTACCCATACGGTGCTAGGGCGATGAGGTTCCCATTCGAGAATCCAATTGCCCACGGTTCGGGTCTGTTTTAGTTCAGGGTTATAGCCCATTAGTTTGTTTCCTTTTCTTTTGGTTGTTCCATTGCGGCAAGCAAATCAACAAGTTGCCAACGGTATGGGTCTAAGGTTCGCCCAAGACCTGACCTATCCCATTTATCGGCGTGAGCCTGCGCGTCTTGTAATAAAAGACTTGCCTGGGTTAGTAGGTCTATCACCCTTTTAGGTGCTTGTATTTTTTCTGTTGTCATTAGTCTGATTCCTTTTCTATTAGTTCGATATGGCGAACCTGAATGTCTTGGCTAGGGCTATCCTCACCGTCGCGCATCTCAATAAATACGCCGTCATCGTCTAACGCCAATTCCGTGGCCTCCTCAATGTCGGCGGCCTGAACGCTATACACGATGTCTACCCATTCCGGATATCTCCGGACCGTCACGTGATACGTGTTCACGTTCTGTTCTGTTGTGACGGATACGCCGTCACGGTCTAATGATTCCATAATTTTTCCCTTTCTATGGTTCTGCCCCTGGATAGGGCATAGTGGGCAGTGAGGTGGTGAACCTCACAAGGGGCGACCCCTACCCGACGGCATTAGCGTGTCTGCTCCCTCCGTTCTAGTTCTAATTCGATTTCGTAAAGGTCATAGCATCGGCTAAGGCCGCGCAACATAATCGCCATAAAAGGTACGGCCCATAAAATAAGGAACGGCCAACCGTCAAGCGTGATAGGAGGCAGAACCGACGGAGCCAAGATAGCCCCAATTCCACCCCCGATTAGTTGGGTCAATGGCCAACGATAGACACGCCTCCACCGTTCCGGAGTCATCACGTGAGGACTAGCCAGGACACTTGGGTGACGTGGAGAGAGTGGGCGAGTCACCCGATACCCTCCACCGTTGTGGCGCACACGGCGCAAGGCGTGGGGGTGTCTAAATCGTGGCAACCGTTCCACCCCTCATAGGTGAGGCCGTTATCTTGACAGTAGAACCTATGGCAACTATCGGAACATAAAACAACAACATCGAATAAGCTGCCGTCGGGGTCATTGACTAAATAAAAGTGGGCCGACATTATCCGACCTCACCATTCACGGAAACATTGAGGAACACGGCGACCCATTCGCCACCATCAGGCAAGGCCGCCCTGTCGGTCTTGTAAATTGTTGCCGTATCTTTATGCCCCCACGCTCCACACTTGGGGCGTGTGTCGTGCCACCATTCACCTGAGGGGGCTAACGCCCCCCCAAGGTTCCGGAATTGCGGCGTTCCTATCTTGTGGATAAGGTATCGGACCCCATTATCGGCACCCATTAGCGGCCCGCCTTGTCAAGCTGGCACCCGTGGCAATCGCAACTAGATGCAACGTCATCAGGTAACGCCCGCATAAATCTATCGGCCTTAGTCCCCGTCGTGAACGTATCGGCGGCAATGTCTCGCGGCAAGATATGACCATAGCGGCACCATACTGTCACACGATGCACCCGTGTTTCATTGTTCATGTCTCCCGCCAATGATTCGCGCACCGCCAGGGACCCGCCCGCCATGTGGCGGAAACTATTTATGCGGGAATAAAAGAAGCGACGCGTGGATTCCGTGAAATAGTAGCCCTGAACCTTGCCAGGAACCTGACGTGTATCCCATATATCGGTGAGATTCGCGGTCCGCCCGCGGCACCCGCCACACTCACACGGGAACGCTAACCCCGTGTCTGTTGTTTCTGTTTCTGTTGGCATTGCTGCCCCCTTTCATTGTTCGCCCCTTGTGGGGTGGTGGGTAGTAAGGCCGTGAACCTTGCGCCGCCGTTGCGGGCTACCCGATGGAATTGTGCCACACTTGCGGCACGTTGTCAAGCTTTACCGCATTACTAGATTAGGTTCATATATTCCGCATCCTCTAACATTGCGGCATAGCCATCCATATCTGCGCCCAACATATCGGCCAACATTCCGCGCGCCGATGCTTTACTATCTGGCGAGCATGGAGCCGCCGCATAGCTTGACCCGTCGAACGCGCCGCAACCCTTATTCGAGAACGCGCGAGCCATTGCCGCGTATGTTGTCCCCAATTCTTCCGCTACCTCATGGAGCGTGTCATTCTCCCACGGCTCCCCACAATTCCTACAGTAGATATCCATCGTTACCCTTTCTATATATCGGAGCTTTCCCCGATACGTTCACTTTACACGAACCGTGGCACACTTGTCAAGTTATACCACCACCCCCCAACGATGACCCCCTGTCTAGGTGGTGGCCTTGCCTGATTACTTATGAAGAGTCGATGTCTGTTCGTGAAGAGTCGGTGTCTGTTCGCGATGCCTACCGTGTTTTGTTAGGCATACCTAACACCATATCTAGTATGTTAGGCAACCCTAACAACCACAACATCTTGTATATAAGGCCGACCTAACACTCGATGATAGGCGCACCTAACACGCTCTAACTGGGGGTCTGCCGAGGCTACGGGGGGGGCTATATATGTATTACTGCTGACGTTGGTTTTCACTCTTTTGTGGTGTGCGGCGTTGGGTGTCGTAGGGTGGTTGGCTGGTCACGGAGAGTGTTGGGCTGTGGGGGGTGGTTTGGCCTGCTCGTTTCGGAGCAGAAGGCATAGAAGCAAATGTTGATGACCGATTTTTTTTGTTGACCGGAGAAACCTTTGTGTTGTCGTGATGTCTTGATGTCGTGATGTCAACAACCCGAACGAATGTGAGGGGCGTTAGCTGCGAGCGTTAGTGAGCAGAACAACAGGGGTGTCTTTGGCTTCCCCCCACAGTTTAGATACCAGAATGATACCAAGGTCGCCGTAGCCAATTTGTTTTAGCCGACACCAGAATGTTGAATGAAATGACGTTCATTACGCTGCTTGAACCTCTAACGCAACAGGGGCTTTCTAATGTCTCGTATCGAGCTTGGTTGCAGGGTTCATCTACCCCAGTTCCCTGGTGTTCATTGCCCCGTCACTTGCAACAGTGATACAGCCGTGGTTGCCTTGCCTGTCATCCCGACGGTAAGGGCTTGCTGTGTTGTGGTTTTAGTGTAGCAGATGAATCTGTTATTGTTTTGTTGTGGCTATGAAAAAGAATGTTTGGGATAAACCAAATCCGAAAAAGAAATCTACCCCTTTGACTCCTGGGCAGAAAGCTGTTGCTAAGGCTCGCGCGAAGAAGGCTGGTCGGCCTTATCCGAATCTTGTTGATAATATGGCTGCATCCCGAAACAAAGGAAAGAAATAATGCCAAACGTAGGAAAAAAGAAATTCCCATATACAGATGCCGGTATGAAAGACGCTAAAATGGCTGCTAAGAAGTCAGGCAAAAAAATGAAGATGGCTTCTAAAAAGAAGAAGTAATGGCTATTGAATATCGTGGCGAAAAGTTCGCTGGATACAACAAACCAAAAAGAACCCCTAACGCTTCTAAATCTCACGCTGTTCTAGCGAAAGATGGTGACAAGGTAAAACTGATTCGTTTCGGTCAACAAGGCGTTCAGGGTTCTCCGGATGGGTCTGCACGTAACAAAGCGTTCAAAGCACGTCACGCTTCTAACATTGCTAAAGGTAAAATGTCTGCCGCATATTGGGCTAACAAAGTCAAATGGTAGATTCCCTTTATGGGTACAAAGCGTTCAGTTTCACCGGCAGATAAAGCCAAGTTCTTTGCTGCCATAGCATCAGGTAAAACCATTAAGGATGCTTGCAGTGTTGCTGGTATCCATATGAACACTGGTTCACGCTGGCTTGCTAAGGCTAAAGCGTTACAAGCTGAACACGATTTGCAGGAAATGGGTGCCAGAAAATCACGTGCTAGAGAGGGGGGTGTCCAGAATGATGGGTACAACGCTTTTATGGAAGCGATTGAATTGCCGTCTGCGATTCCGTATGACCAGTTGAATGATGATGCTGTTCGAGGCTTGGATGATTTTGGGTTTTTCCGTGAGCATTATTTGGGGCGTGTCCCTTCGCCGTGGCAGGTTGAAGCGGCCCTGAAAATTATTGAATGGCTTGAATCTGAGGAAAAGGAATTTGTTGTTATCAATGTTCCTCCTGGTGCTGGTAAGTCCACGTTGTTTCACGATGTTGCTGTGTGGGCTATCTGCCGTAAAAGGGATGTTCGTATTATGATTGGTTCTGTTTCACAGAATATGGCTAAGTTGTATTCGCGTCGTATCCGTGAAACTCTTGAACGCCCTATGCCTATAGAACCTGACCCTATGTTGGTGAAGAAAGGTTTAGCGCAAAACGCTGAAGGTTGTTTGTCTATCGACTATGGCCGTTTTCGCCCTACCGACAAGGGTGCTTTGTGGAGGGCAGACGAGTTTGTGGTGGAACAAATCGGTGGTAACGGTTTGGACAACAAGGAACCTACGGTTAGGGCGTATGGTATTGAGGCTGAGTTCATCGGCCATCGTGCTGACTTGTGTTTGTTTGACGACGTGGCTTCACCTGATAACGCTCGTGAGTCTGTGGCTAGGGATAAGTTGCTGGAACGGTGGGATAACGTCGCTGAGGCTCGTGTTGACCCTGGTGGTTTGCTGTGTGTGATTGGTCAGCGTTTGTCGGCTGGTGATTTATACGCTCATTGTTTGAATAAGATTTCGTATGACGACCTTGACGAATCGTATGACGGTTCAGATGTGACTTCGCCAGAACAAATGGAAGCATTAGAACCATTAAAGTCTTTCAAGTACAAACATATTGTTTACAAGGCGTACTATGACGAACTTGATATGGGTACTGATGAGGAGAAACGAGCGTTGAAACGCTTTGATGCGGCTCCTTATCCTGACGGTCCGTTACTTGACCCTAAAAGGCTTCCGTGGAAAGACCTATCGTTTATCCGGCATAGCAAACCCGACATTTTCAGGGTTGTCTATCAGCAAGAAAACCTAGATTTAGATGGATAT